GCCGACCATGTACTCTCATTACCTGGAGCATTCTTAATTGCGTTCAACTGTTTCAAGTCATAGCGCTCAGGGTGTAACGCCTCACCCTGTTTACGATAATCCTCATCCTCAATAGCAATCGCAGGATACTCCACCACTTCCCACAGAGGTATATCGATACCTGCTTTAATTGCGTCCTCCTGCTGTAACCGTAGTCGCCCCGACAAATCGTCATGGTGCCAGCGTGTTTGAATAACCAGACAACCACCACCAGGTGCCAAACGAGTATACGCTGTGCTATTCCACCAGTTCCACGTACTCTCCCGATTGGTCTCACTAACCGCGTCCTCCCAGTTACGCACAGGGTCGTCCACGATCAATAAGTGAGAACCGCGACCTGTAATACCACCACCTACACCGGCAGCTAAGAATCCGCCATTACGGGTGGTGAGCCAATTCTCAACAGACTGACTGTCCTTATGCAACCGAGTCCCTTTAAACACATTCTGGTAACTTTGCTCTCGTAACAACTCACGGATCTTACGAGAAAATGTCATAGACAATGATGCACTGTAGGAACAGGCTATCACCTCCATCTCTGGGTGATTACCTAAGAACCAAGCGGGGAACATAGTCGATGCAAGGAGGCTCTTACCGTGACGAGGTGGGACTGCGATCATCAATCGAGGGGATTTTTTATCAATGATATCCCGCGCGAACTGTTCTAACCTCTGGCATATGTCTTTGTGCACCCAACCAGGGAGATAGTCAGGCTGCATTCGCATAACAAACGGTAACAATCTACGTCGTGCGAGTACCCGACGAACTAACTCCTGTTCCTGAAGCTCTTTTTGAGAAACAGTAGCGGTTTTAGCCACCTTGCATTTCGTACAGTACTCATCCGTATCAGGTATTACTTTCCCACAGTCTGCGGCGCTACACAGTTTCATTAGTGATGAGCATCAACGTTGTCATCAGATTCAGGTGTCAGTGTTAACTCATTACCACCGGACATCGCCAACAACTCATCATCACTCAAGGTCTCTAACTGCTCCACTTTAGTGTAATTGGCGTTAATGTTTACTGTCTTTTCTGGCTCATACACGCCGTGCATCTTCCCTATCTCTCGGATAGCTGTTATCTCTTCAGTAGCAGTAGCAGACTTACGATGTGCATCGAACAACATATTTGTTAGCAGACCTCGCGAGATCTTCACATGCACCTCATTCTCCATCTGATAAAAATCAAGATGGGTTGCTATATCTACATCTTTCAACCATTTGGCACCCATATGCCTACTGATGCCTGCCGACTGACAAGCTAGAGCGGTATTAAATGTATGTGCGAACGTATGAACGAACGCCTGCTGTTGGCGCGTAATAGTAGGCAATCCATGAATATACCGATCGTTATCCATCAATCTTATGGTCGTTGGGTCCATACCTATATATTAGCTACGCTAATACTTTATGTCAATTTCTAACCGGCAAATATTTTTGGTAAATATTTTGGCAAATATTTTGGCAAATATTTTGGCAAATATTTTGGACTTTGGACGCTTGTCTGTCCATACCGGTGCAGAAGACAAGAGGGGGTGATCCCGATTCGAAACAGCAAAAGCGCTTGCGTTTTTCAATATATCGATATGGGACCCTAGTTCATCGCGGGTCTTGAAGGACACAAGCGCTTTTGCTGTTTCTAATCGGATCACCCACTCTTGTCTTCTGCACTGGTCAGCAAAGTGATTCACGTTCATACATCTGTTTATCTTCCTAGTTTGGCTGTGTTGGGTGTATTAGGCGTTTTGCTTAGTACATTAAACGAAATAGGAGAAGTAGAATGAGAAACATCATGGAAATAGCAGAAGAGTTCGCTCCGACGCATCTAGTAGCAATCGAGGTTATGAGCCATTCTCGGTTGTATCAAGACCCATTGCATTTTTGGATGGGTGAGGAGTTCGAACTAAGTGAAGAGCACTACGATGACTTGGTTTTCAACATCGAAGAAGGAAAACGTCGTAATGATGGTTTCCAGGTATATTCATCCATCTCATTAAACGGAGCAGTAAAATGAACAAGTACGTCACGAAGGATTTAATCACTGCACAGGTTGTTAAAGAAACAGGCTGGAGCTTGTTGAGATCAGCATACATGAATTGCTGGGGAGCGTGTAACTCTCTGGCCGCAAAGGAGATCGATACTGCAGACGGCGGTATTGATGCTTACGAGCGCGCGGAGAATGAGGAGGTAATGAGAAAGCAAGATAAAGAGTTCTCATTCGCGACCGGGCTTGAAACCCAAGTCGATCCTATAGTCACAGCCCGCCAATGGATGGGAGTGATAGAGGTCCTGTACCCACTGATGGACGCAAAGGATCGCTTACATCCATCGGACTTCTTAAAGGAACGGCTTAATGAAAAGCCCGAGTTCGAGATGTCTACGCCAGACATTGAGATGCGGATGAACGCCACGGGGTTATCTCAAGCGGAAATACTCGCTAAGTTCAGGGAAAACTCCTTAGTGGCTTGGAATAAGCAGTCTGCGCAACGGGAACGGGCTGCAGATATCTTTAAAGTCATAGGCGCGGTCGATGATGCACCTCAAGCGCTAATTGAAAAAATAGAGCAGTTCGCTACTAAGCGAGCAAAACAAGCATCATCGGACAACATGGTAGAGCGAGGCAATGAAAGCCTGGCGAATATCGCGTTGATTAAGCAGGAGCTCGCGGAGGCGGAAGCGATTATAACCCACTAAGTTAATAGGAGTACCGACTAACCCTCGGCGTCAATTGGCGTCGGGGGTTTTTTTATGTCAGCGACCTAACGCCTAAAAGCGAGGCACAATGCGGCTACAGCGAGGCACAATGCGGCTACAGCGAGGCACAATGCGGCTACAGCGAGGCACAATGCGGCTACAGCAAGTGCCTGGGGTATGTACTCCGCAACAAGCGTCCTAGAATCAACGAATAGAGGCAATCACCGCAAAAAGCAAGTGCCTGGGGTATGTACTCCGCAATAAGCGTTCGTGGCTAACTAGGCTTTCGCAACAGCTATCTACTTACGTCCCCTTTCTTATGCGTTAGTAAGTGATCCCTGTTCATCCGTCTGAGTATCAGTCATGTTCAGCTGAGCTTGGTGGGGTACTAGTGGTTACTTAGTACATCAAACTAACGAAGATAGGAGAAGTGGAATGAAAAATATCATGGAAATAGCCGACGAGTTCGCTCCGACGCATCTAATAGCAATCGAAGTAATGAGTCAATGTCGGTTGTATCAAGACCCACTACAGTTTTGGATGGGAGAGGAGTTCGAAGCAACTGAAGACCACTACAACGACGTGGTTTTCAATATTGAAGAAGGAAAACGTCGTAATGATGGTTTCCAGGTGTATTCAGCAATTTAACTAAACGGAGTAAGACAATGAGTAAATATACAACCAAAAACCTCATCACTGAACAAGTGGTTAAGGAAACAGGGTGGAGTCTGTTGCGTTCGGCGTACATGAATTGTTGGGGGGCGTGTAGCTCCCTAGCGACAAAGGAGATCGATACTACAGACGGTGGGATCGATGCGTATAACAAAGCAGAAGACGAAGAAATAATGCGAACCCAAGACAAGGAATTCTCATTCGCAACGGGACTTGAATCACAAGTGGACCCCATAATCGCAGCCCGCCAATGGATGGGAGTGGTAGAGACGCTATATCCGATGATGGACGCAAAGGATCGATTGCATCCCAGAGAGTTTATCCAAGAACGGCTTAATGAAAAACCCGACTTCGAGATGTCTGAAGCGGACATTGCGGTGAGGATGAGCGCCACTGGGTTAACGAAGGAGGAAATACTCTCTAAGTTTAAGGAGAACTCATTGATTGCTTGGAATAAGCAGTCTGCACAACGGGAACGTGCTGCAGAGATCTTTAAGACCATAGGAGCAGTGGAGGATGCACCTCAAGCTCTAATCGAAAAAATAGAGCAATTTGCTGCGAAGAGAGCAAAACAGGCCGCAACTGACAACATGGTAGAGCGGGGTAATGAAAGCCTGGCAAACATCGCGTTGATTAAACAGGAGCTCGCTGCGGCAGAAGAAGCAATCGTCACCCACTAAAGGGAATAAGTTATGATTTGTAAAGAATGCGGCTCAGAGATGTTAGGTGATGGGTATTCAGAGGTTATACATTGTGAGTATGCTAGTGAGGATACCTACATGTATGTAGAACCTGATGCTGATCCAATCTATTGTGTATTAGATGAGGAGATAAATTATG